CAACCCAAAAAAGAATTTCCTTTACGATAAATACTACTTGCCCTGGAAAAATGGAAGCCTTCCAAGTCATATAAAATTCATACAGGCTTTTGCACATGAAAATACAAAGAATGAATCAGGGTATCTTGAAAATCTAAACCAGAACCTTTTAGGCGTTGACAGGGAAAGGTTACTGGATGGTAACTGGGAATACGCTACAGATGATGACCGGCTGATGGATTACAATGCCATCTGTGATATATTCCACAATACCCATGTACCGGGTGGTCGTAAATGTATCACTGCTGACGTTGCCAGACTTGGGGGGGATAAGATCGTGGTTATAGAATGGGATGGCTGGCGTGGTAAAGTTAAATCATGGAGTTTTGAATACCTGGATATTACTGGCTCAAAGATTGAAGAAATGAGATACCGGCTTAAGATTGGGATTTCCGATGTTTTGGTGGACGAGGATGGCATGGGTGGCGGATTGGTTGACTTTATGAAGTTCAAAGGGTTTGTTAATGGTAGCAAGGCGTTGCCTTCCCCTAATGGCCCAAGAGATGACAAAGGGAATCTAATACCGGAAAACTATGACAACCTAAAAAGCCAGTGTTATTATCGTTTGGCTAAGCGTGTTAATGAAAAAGATATATATTTACAGTGCGAATCGGAGCAGGTTAAGGGTTGGATAATACAGGAATTGAACCAAGTCAGGCAGAAAAAACTGGACGATGATAAGAAAAAAGGCGTAGTTCCAAAGGATAAGGTTAAGGAACTTTTAGGACGTTCACCTGACTTCGCTGATACAATTATGATGCGTGAGTGGTTTGAACTTAAACCAAAAATCGGTTTTCGGGCCGCTCAATATTAGACAATGGATATATTCGGTATAAAAACACTGAAAAAACAGAACCTGCAATTAATGCAGACTGTTAAAGCCCTCCAAACTTTTAACCGTTCGCAATCCATTGAACAGATACGAACGATGATATTCCCATCCTGGCAATCTGTTAAAGAAGTTGAGGCTTATATTATCTTCGATGACGTTTATTCCGTTGTTTCCCGACTTGCCACATCTTCGGCTCAGGTACCATTGGTTGCTTATGATGAAGCAACTGGTGAGGATCTGCCACCATCGGACAAGATGCAGCAGTTCCTGAGCAGGATGACAATGGAGCAACGGGAAGTAATGTACACCTGGTTGTATATGGCCGGTGAGGTTTTTATGTGGAAGGATGCACTGATGTTAGGACCGAATAAAGGGAAACTAAAAGTAGAATTTTTGCACCCTTCATTTATGACGGTTATACAGGAAGATGTTTTCCCTAACAGAATTATCGGATACCGTTACCAGGATACACGAACCACATTTACATTGAAGGCTGAAGAAGTAATTTATGTAAAATATTTCAACCCCACTACGCAATACAATGAACGCCATCGGGGCATGGGGCCTATAAAGGCATTGGCTCAAAGGTTGACAAGATTACAAGCAAATATGAGCGCATCGGTATCACAGATGCAGAACGGTGGTGTGCCTTCAATCGTGTATGATAAAACGCCTGGTATTGATGCAGATCGTGGCTCAGGCGGATCGGCACTGAATGAGGAAGTATCTGTAATGGGACAACACAAAGAAAACTTTTCCCGGTTCCTACGCAATCCTGAAAACAAGGGAGCGCCGTATTTCTCAGCCGGTGAAATGGGAGTGTTGCAGCTTGGGTTATCGTTGGTTGAAATGGATGCCATTGCCCAGGCAGATGTTGACTTCGATAAGATATGCAATGCTTATTCGTTGTCATCAGTGTTGTTTAATAATAAGAAGGCAAGCACAGAAAGTAATGTTAAGGAGATGCGTAAGGATATGTACACCAATGCCATTATTCCGAACGTGATCCGTATGTGTGATGGGATAAGAAAAGGGACGGTTGATATTTACGGTGAAGGCAAAGGTATCCGTCCTGACCTGAGTAAGATACCTGAACTTCAGCAGAACATGAAGGAGAAAGCAACGGCATGGGCGGCACTTCCGGCTTTTACTATCAATGAAATGAGGCTGGATATGGGTATGGATGAAAGCGAAGATCCGCTGGCAGATAAGTTGCTTGTAAAAACTGGGTACCAGTTTACCGATGATTTGAATATTGAAGAAGTTGAACCAATAGAAGATACAGCCGATGATTACGGAAAGACAGATACGTGATATAATTGAACGGGCTATCCCGCTCGATCCTAAATGTGCCATCAAACGTGCAAACCAGATGGAGCGCCGGGCAAGGCTTAGGCTGGATATTGAAGAAATGGTACGTATTGCTAAACCTGTTCCTTATGAACCGAGAACGGAAATGAAATGACTGAAAAAGAAAAAGATAATTACTGGCGGACGTTTCACCGGTTTCAGATGCGGTATGAACAGATATATGCGCCTAAAATAGATAAAGCATTGAAGGCACAAATCCAGCAGTACATTCAGAACAGGGATATACTTTATGTACGGTCCGGTGGGATGTACGCCGTACTGCTTGACCTATACACAAAGACAGGCACGGTATGGGCACGGCATTCCCGATCATTGCAGAACCAGATGAAAGTTACCGGGCAGATGGGATTCAGTGAAAGGATAGTGACGTTCATGCGGCAGCACTTCGGGTTTGATCTTCTTAACCACGCTGAAGGAATGACAAGAACAACGATCAGGATTATCCAGGATGTACTAAGCGAGGCGGCGCTGGAAGGCTGGTCATTCGATGAAATAGTAAAACGTCTTGAACTACCTGAACTTACCGCTAAACGTGCCCGGTTGATTGCCCGTACTGAAACAGTAGGCGCTGCGAATGCAGCATCTTTGTATAATGCAACGGCTGGAGGTGGTGAGGCAAATAAGATATGGATAGCAGCCAGGGATTCACGTACAAGGATGCACCACAGAGAGGTAGATAACAAGGTGGTTGGTAAGGATGAAAGGTTTAAGGTAGGTAATTCAATGATGCTTTACCCTGGTGATAAGGCCGGAAGTGCTGAAGAAGTTTGTAATTGTCGTTGTGTGATTGCGTTTATACCGGTTGAAGAAAAGGCTATTGAACCACCGGAACCAGTTGATTATGCCCCGTACTTCGATAAGACAGAAAGCCATATCAGGGTGCTTGGTAAATCATTCAGCCAACAGAAAGAAGAAATCATTCAGGCTAATACTGATCAGGTGAAAGTGTTTACCGATATACTGAAAAGTACCATTGAAGATATACCGGCACCTGTTGTAAATGTTAAAGCGCCGATAGTGAATATTCCTGAACCTATTGTTAACGTGGAGGCGCCGATTATCCAGGTCACAGAGCAAAAGGTAGATCAAACCGAAGTTGTAAATTTGATTAATGTCGGTGTGGAAGGTATTGTTCAGGTTGGCCGAAGCATCATTGCAGGGCAGCAGGAAATAATAAGGCTGCAAAAGGAATCAATGAAGCCACAGCCTAAAAAGAAGTGGGAGTTTGATACCGTTATAGAAGGCGGCAGGATAAAAAGAGTAATCGCAAAAGAAATTTAATATGGCAGCAGGAAAATGGAAACTATACGAAGCCGGGAAAGAGTATATCGGTGACGGTACTATTGATTTAGATACCGCAACTTTTAAGATGGCATTATTCCAATCAACATCAAACGCTGATACACTTTCCGGTAGTGATACGTTGGCAGACCTTACAAATGAGGTTGCCAATGCAAACGGTTATACAACAGGTGGCGTAACGCTAACCGGTGTTACCTGGGTTAATTCAGGCGGTACAATAACATTCGATTGTGATAATGCCGTATGGACCGCTTCGGGTGGTTCTATCGCTGCTAGGTTCGCTGTTATTTACCGTAGTGGATCATCAGGCAGCCCGGCGGTTACAGATGCGCTGGTATGTGTATCTTTACTTGATACCACGCCTGCTGATGTGACGGCAACAACAGGTAACACATTAACGGTACAAATAAACGCTTCCGGGGTCTTTACACTTTCCGGGGCTGATTCAAACTAATAATTATGCTTACACTTGCAGCAACAGATACTATTTCCGGTGTTGCCTCAGCAGCAACGCAGATGACGTGTACTATTATGGGTATGGAATTAAATGGTACTACTGAAGTATATAAGATACTTGACCAAAGGCAATTAGCAGCAGCCGCAGCAACTATTTATACGGCACCTGCATCAACAACAGCTTTTGTAAAATCTATCACGGTAGTAAATAATGATACGTCTGTCAGGACATTCAGGCTTTTTATTAATGGTACAGCAGCAGCAAATGCAATTACCCCATTATACGAGATACAGCCAGGCGGGCAGGCAGTATATGAAGATGGGGCTGGATGGACTTTTTACACAGTTAACGGGATTATGCTGAATGGTGCGGTATGCCTTGATTTATACCAAACAGCTTTTTTTGTATCAGGCTGTAAGGCTGAGACTTTTCCAAGACACTTAGTTCCTGAAGTAAATACTTCATTACTATCTACCGGAAGGCTATCGCTTCAAGCGATAGCCATAAGGGCAGGCGAACTTATTACATCCATAAGTTTTTTCAGCGCTACAACCGCAGCCGGCACTCCTACAAATCAAATTTTTGGGCTGTACGATAATACCCTTGCTTTATTGAGATCGAGTAACAACGATACAACAACCGCATGGGCTGCTAATACCAGGAAAACACTTGCGCTTACGAGTACTTTTACAACTACATATACGGGGTTGTATTACCTGGGCATAATGGTTACGGCAACAACAGTTCCAACGATAAAAGGATATACAGCAAGAACAGGCGGACAGTTAAATGCGGCGGCTCCTTCATTGGGAGGTACAAGTAACACCGGGTTAACAACGGCATTACCCAATCCGGCCAATGCACCGGGAACAGTAACGACAAGTGCATGGGGTTGTGTAAACTAAAATAAAAAAGATGTGGCAAGGCTTGATGCAAAATGGTATAACTTCTGGGGGCGTGGCCAAACGTGGTACAACTTTTGGCAGGATACAGAGGATTCAGGCGAGTCTCCTGTAATAGCTGAACCAGGCACCGGTCAGGCTGTATTAACCGGGTTTGCACCTACGGTATTAATTTCTGATAATAAGACTGCATCTCCAGGCACAGGGCAACTTTTACTTACCGGATTTGTTCCTACCGTTTTAATCAGCGATAACAAGATTGTTCAAACTGGAACAGGGCAGGCAATATTTACAGGGTTTTCGCCAACGGTTTCAATCAGCGATAATAAAACAGCATCCCCGGGTGTTGGGGTACTTACACTTAATGGCTTTGCACCAACTGTATTAGTTTCAGATAACAAAGTAGTTGAACCGGGCACAGGTCAACTACTGCTTACCGGTTATGTACCAACTGTAATTATTTCAGGACAACCAGAACCACCGTCACCGTACACTCCTGGCGGCGGCGGGTATATCAGACGCAGATACGAAGAACCTGTTTATCATGACGAGGATCTGATACCAGTCATCAAATCATTTTTAGAACACTGCGTTAATTGATCAGACCACGCCGGAAGAAATTGGCGACTAACTGCGGTATGGTTTTACAAAGGCATTGAACCTTTAAATCAATTATGCGCTTTCGCAGTGTCCAGTAATTAACTCCACATTCAACAGATATTTCCTTTGAGGTGTATCCTTCAGATAGTTTCTGTACTATTTCGGTGTTACTCATAATTGATACACAAAGTAGTAATTTTCATTGTATTGGCAAAATTTTACGCCTGTTTAAAAACTAATTTTACAAGCGTGAATGAAATCTATCTCTATAAAGCCGGGCATATCGGGGCATCTATAAAAGATGTTGACGGTAAGAAAGGTATTGTTACCGGTTATTTTGCCTCCTTTAATAATGTTGATGCCGATGGCGATATAATACGTAAAGGCGCTTTCACTAAATCAATACAGGAATGGGGGCCTCAGTCAACTACTCCACGTATTAAGCATCTCATGAATCATAACTCATCTCAGCCATTGGGTAAGATAACAATGCTGTGGGAGGATACAAAAGGGTTGGCTTACGAATCACAGGTAGGTACTCATTCATTGGGTACTGACTTCGTTAAGATGGTGGAAAGCGGATTGATCACTGAACACAGCATAGGTTTCAGAACAATGAAACGCAATCAGCTTCAGGATTACGAAGAGTACACGAAGAACCCGGATAAGGGCTGGTATGAACTGACTGATATAAAACTGTATGAAGGCAGCAGCCTTACAGCATGGGGATCGAATCCAAACACTCCTTTAACCGGGATGAAGGGTGCGAAGATGGAGGATGTAATACAGGGTTATGTTAATCGGCAGAAAAACATTGAAAAGTTTTG